AGTTGTTGTAAATGTATCTGTTTTAGTTGTAGACAAGACTTGTAATATAGAACCAGTAGGTAGTCTATCATTAGACAATGTGCCAGATGCTACTGCTCCTGCGTCTACATTAGCTGCTTGAAATGTATCAAACGCTACAACTTCTACTATATCATTTGCTGCAAGTGCACTAGCAAAAACTACACTGCTACCAGAAGTAGCTGTAACATCTGTACCTACTACTTGCTTTACACCATTCAAATATACATCTGCTTGTCCTGCTGTATATGCTAATGTTCTACTATTATCATCTGCACCATTTACAGTTGTAGGTGTACCACTAATTGTAAATACATATCTAATGTTTACTGAGTCTTGTAGTGTTCCTGCTATACTCATTTTTTCCTCGCTGTTCTTTTTGCTCTAGCAAACTGTGCTGCTGTTGGTGCACCTTTTGCACCTTTCTTTCTCATTTTTTCACCACGCTTACGCTTAGCATGTATGTTTGCATATAATCCTTTTCTCATTTCTTTTTCTTAGGAGCATTCTTGTGTGCTTGTGTAAAACTCATACCTCGCTCCATCTGTCTCCTCATTTTTGCTAGCACTGATTTTGTGTGATGTACACTATGCTTTTTTAGTGCTGCTTCTTGTCTTTTTGTTAGTTTTGGCAACTTTAGTTCCCCCCTTTTTACCTAACAAATCTTTGTCGGCTTTTCTTGCACCACCTTTACCTGATACAAAACTTTTTACTCTACCCATAGCCCACGCATGAGCTGATACATTTCTAGAACCTGAACTGTAATAAGCTCCCATTCCACGTTTGTACACTTTGTCTAATGTACTTTTGGAAAATCTACCTGCTCCAGGCACTCCTTTATAACTAGGCACGTTTCTTCCTCCTGTCTTTTGCTCTTGCTTTACTTATTCTATCCATCTCAGCAACACTTAATTTTCCTGCTTTGTATTTAGCTCTTGTGTTTTTTATTTCACGTTCACGAGCTGATGGATTTTTAGTACCTGCAACATACTTCTTAGGTACTCCGCCTTTTGTCTTTGGTACTTTCTTAAACTTTCTCATAATGCAAAAATTTTGTTTGAACCTGAATCAAAGACTATATCTACGTCTGCACCGTTTGATGTGAAAGGTAACCCTGTACCTGTATCGATGTATGCAATCAAATCACTTGTAGATGCTGTACCCGTGTCTTTGTAGATAACTAATGCTTCAATACTTGTGCCTGCTGTTGGTGTAGTGAATGTAGCATCTGCTGCATCAAACACACCTGATGTTACAGTTTTACTTCCTAATGCTACTGGTGTACCCAACACTCCTGATAAATCACTGTAGTGTTCATGTGATGCACTATATGTATATGTTCCTGTATCTACTAAAGCAATCTTAATTGTATCTGATGTCATATTGATAGCACCAGATAAAAATGCTTCTTTAGCTTTTGGATATATTGCGTTTGCCATGTGTCCTCCTAATTAGGTAACTTTAATGTTACGTTTACTAATTTATTTATTTCGTCTTGTCTTGCAAAACTTGATAATAACAACTGTGCTGTTGTTAAATATTGTTGTGCTCTTTGTGCATCATTCAAATGTAATCCCCAAAATAATGCTGATGTATATGTTATTAATGCTTGTGGATAACTTTTTGTAATACTGTTTTTATCGCTATCCGATTGTAAATCTGCTGGGAATAATCCTAGCATGAGTCTAATTTTATTATCTTGTTCTGAGCTGCCTGGTCTTGGATATACATGTAAAGCATTATTAACTCTGTAAGCTAATTGTGGTATGCCTGTCATGTCAGCTCGTGTACTACGTGATGATTGATAGCCAGGTCCAAACTTAATTGTATCTGTTCCATAATCAAAACTAGCTCTGCCATATGTAGTTCCTAATTGTTGTGTTGATGATTCATTAAAATCAATTGGTGACCTAATATGTAATGGATAATAAACTTCTTCACTACCAGATACATCTATATAATATGCATCTAATATAACTTTAGTTCTATTTGGCAAATTGTACTCATCTGTTTTTGCAGATACTTCACTACTAGAAATTGTATGTGTATATACAAACTCATCATATACTGATTGAATAGTATTACCAAATAGCTCTACAGCTATATTAATTAAATCATTTATAACAGTATCAATACCACTAAAATTTCTACCTATAATACTCTTTACTTTAGTTCGTATGTTACTTCTATCGTAATTTAATTCACTACGCATTATTTACCACCATTTGCTTCTACCCAGTCTTTCTTAACTTTTTCTCCACCAGGTATTTTATAGTTATTTGTATTTCTAACTTCTTCTCTTACGTCTCTTTGTGCTCCTAAATTATAAGAACTAAGAGTACCTATGTTCATATATTTAGTTTCAAATATAATATGGTCTTTTATTCTTTGACATAATGTATAGCCCATATAACTAAACACTTTTTTGTTTCCTGTAAATCCTGCACGACTGGCATTAGATAACTTTGTAAAAACTAATTGATACCATGCATTATCTTGTTCAGTCCATGATTTAACAAATTGCATAAGTTCAGAATTAGGTTCAGCTAATAAATATAATAATTCTAATTCTAAATCTGATTCTGTCATACAATTAAATGTAGGACCAGAGGACAAGGTTCTACAAATCTTGCCCTCTTTGTCCAATGGATTAAAGTGCACTCTGTTTAAGTGTACTCTGTACCACATTTAGGCAACTCCGTTACCGTCAGGAATTAACTCATAATATAAAAGATAAAACCCGTCGCCAGCTGTTGAGCCACCAGCACCTTGTACTTTTCTTTCAAAATGTAAGATGTCAGTGTCTTGTACAAAGAACGGAGTTAAATCCGCTTCTATTGTTACACCAGCTGCTGTAGTGTTTGGAATTGTCAGTGTTACTTTCTCAGCTCTAGATACACTGCCTACTGTGTCAGTAAAATCTAATGATACTACTGGGTCAGTAGATGTAGCTACAACTGCAGTTTGTACTATAAATTCAAATCTATGGATAACCATAGGATGATTCACCTTGAAGGTAAAGTCATCACCAGCTGTTCCATCAAGGTCAGCTGATACCGGAATCATAGCAAATTGTACTTTACTATTAAAAGCCATGTTATTTTACCTCCTAGTCGTTAGAATGAATCCTAACTAAATGATACTCACCGTCAGTTGAATTAGTCCAAACTTTTTTGAACCCTGTCAGTGCGTTCCAGGCAACACCTGTGAATCTACCAAAGTCCCAAGATTCAATCATTGTAGATTCTGCTTGTGCAAGCACCTCTACTACTGGCTCGAATCCTAAGATAATTGCTTCACCATTGTGTGATGACCCACCGATTGTGTTAGAAAGAACATTGTTTTCTTCTACCATTCTCATTCCAAAGTATTGACCAATTTCACCGTTAATTAACGATTCTGGTTGGTCATATTTGTGTAAGTCTACAATGCTTCCGCTTGCAGTATCTTCAAATAGTTTTGCCATTGCAAATGGTGAGAACACACCTAAGTAGTTGTTCCCATCATATTTTGGTACATTATCAGTTTTAAGATTTCTGATAAGGTCTCTTATGTGTGCAGATGTAATACTTGCGCCTGCACCTGTACTTACAGTTCCATCTTTATCTAATGTTCCTGCACTTGATGATGTTGGTGTGTAGAATACGTCAGCGTTCTGAAATTCAGTACCAGCAATCTTATCCATAGATTCAGCAACGTTCATACTTAATATTTTCTTGAGTGTTTCATCAACAGAGTATTCCGCAAGTGTTTGTGCTTTTCTAGTGTAAGATACACCGTTACCATATTCATTGACTGTAGCAACCACAAAACCAACATTTGGTTTTTGCATAGGTAATGACTGTAGTTCAGAAATTGTACCAGTTGCAGTACCCAGTTTTTGATACTTTTCGATTTCAACTTGTGAACCTTTGTTTTTACCATACGATTGAATCGGCTTAGACAGCGTTCTAAACTGCATCATGTTACCAGCTTGAAATCTGATATCTGAATCAATTTTGATTTTAGCAAGTCTAGCCTCTTCGTTTAAGTAGCTTATAGCTCCTTGTGGCATAATCAATAACCTCCTTTATTAATTATTGTTGTTTTCTTCTGATAGTTGTCTGCTGTCTATAACGCTTTTCTAGAAACTTAAAATAATCGTTGTCGTCTCCTAGAGGAGCGTCGTTTTCAGGTGACAATAAATTTCCATCAGGTGTAGGAGAAGGACTACCAGCTACATCCATCTCACCTTTCGGTGCAACTTTAGTAGCTTCTGTCTTTGCTCCTTCTTCTTTTACTTCTTCTTCTTGTTTTTCTTCTGGTTTATTTCGTACCTTGTTAAACTTGTCTAATGCGTTAGAAAATCTTTCTTTTACCGGTGCATCTTGCGGTGTTGCAAGTAATAATGCATCAAATACTTCTATCTCTTCTGGTGTCATAGTTGATACATATTTTTCATGCAATGTAGATGCTTGTACCATATTAGATGTTAGTTGCATCTGTTCTTCCGGTGACATCTTAGACATGTCAACACCCGGTGGAGTTAATCTCGCTGCTGCGTCTTTAGCAGAAATATTTACTCTTACATCATCACTGTTGTTCTGTGGTGTTTCTTCTGACATTGTTTAATACCTCCATCATTTCTTCGGGTGACATTTCTGGTTGACCATTGGCTTGTGTTGGATTTGCCATTGGGTTTTGTTGTTGTTGCATTGGGTTAGTTGTTTGTTCTTGTTGTTGTCTCAACATATCCATGTTTAGGATATCTTCAGGTAATTCATCGAATGACTCAAAGATTCTTTCTACAAATTTAATTGGGTCAATAGCTGCTGCAACTTGCGGCATATTACCAATTACATTTACAATTTGCATAAGTTTGTTAAAGTTTGTCATTTTAAGAACTTTGCCAGATATACCTCTGACTGTAATTCTAGCTTCTCTAATAATATCCATGCGTTCATTGAAAGATAACCCAAGCAATTGCTTTATTGGATTGTCTTCATCTTGTGTGTACATAGGCTCATGTGATATATCATCTATGTAAATTAGCTCCGTATGCAATATCATTTCCAAGGAGGGTTCGATAATACTACGTTCTATTTCACTAGCAATATCAGTAAAGAAGCTAGCAGTTTCTTGTGACTTCTGACTTATTTCTTGTGCTGTAGGTCTTCCTTTACTTGTTGGTTGTCCTTGAAAAAACTCGTTTTGAAATGACCTATTTTGTATTAATCTATCTATAACAAATAATAAATTTGTTGCATTAGGATTTAAGTTTTGATTGTACACTTGGTTTATTGTATTAGGTGCAGTTACTGGATACAAACGTCCTGGAGTAATAGAGCCAAACAAATGAGCTTTACCACTCTCTACATTTGTAGAAACTAATTCGTATACTCCTAATGTAGACATACGAAATGCATCTAATAATAAATTCATACTTTCTACGTAAGACGATAGTAGACTTCTTAATTTTGATATATAACCTCTACCATAACGTCCTTGTAAAACTTTCATTGGGAATCCACATATATATGGGAATCTACCATTTGGTAAATTATTTTTACCATAATAAACAACTGTGTCACTACCTGCTATAATAAAATGTACGTTACGGTCTAACACAGCTCCACGTTTGTCTGAAATATATTTTGCATATACATAACATAATTTAACTTGTGATAAATGATTTTCTTCTTGGTCTCCATTATACATCATGCTTCGCATTACTTTGTTTGTATTGGTCCAACCATTAACTCTAGCTAATCTTTCATAGTCAGCTAAACTAACGGTCTTCATCTCTATAATATAATTATCACCATTAGGGTCTAGCATAATGTTAAATGGATTAATAGCATTTACAGAAGTTCTACCCATAATCTCGGTTTGTTCTTCTATTTCTCCGCTTTCTTCATTTACTCTTGGAAAAGTTTGTTCGTCATATGTATATCTAATTTTTGTATAATATGGACTTGTTAACAAAGAAAATTTTAGTGCATCTCCAAATATTAATGGGAACTTATTGTTTGATAAAACTTGTTGTAGTAATTTATTTAATGCACCTTGGTATCCTTTGTTAGGATGTTCTATTGTAAAATATTTATTATCAGTTGACATTAAGATACGTACAAAGAAGTTAGATAATCTAACAACTAAGTTATCAACTACTGGGTCTTTAATCTTTGTTTGCCAATCTAGTTTATTGTCAAAGTTATATTCATCCATATAAAAACGCATGTTCTCACGCCACTCTTGTGAGTTTTGTGTAAACACTGGTTCTGCTTGATTTTTTATGTAGTTGAAAAAACTTAATATTATTTCTGGTTTTACACTCAATTTAATGTCCTGCCTCTTTCTCCAAACTTCATATCAAAATATTCGGGCTCATTCATTGGAATATCATCTGTATCAACTAATCGTTTAGATATGTAATACAAACCCAACTTAAATGCATCAGATATGTGTTCGTAGTATTTATCTCGTTTCGGTATACCATTGTCGTCTCTTGTATAATTTGATAATGTTTCACAAAGAAGTTGTGCGTGTTTAGAATCTATTTGTATTCTAGGTACACCTTCTGCTAATATTTTTAATTCTTCATTAGCTAACACTACACTAGTATCCCTCTTTACATACACTACATCTGTTTGCAATCCTTTGTTTTCAAATATCATTGCACTCGTGTTAGGAGATACGTCATACTTTCTATTTGCGTCGTGTGGTAACAAATCCATTGTATTTAATAACTTTGGAAATGTTTCTGTTTGTTGTACAGTTACTTGGTCTATAAAATCTGTTAACTGTATATTTTTACCTAATACTGCCATCAGTATATTCTTACGCCCTACTTTGTCTACTTGAAAAATTACACAAGCAGGTCTTGAATATCCTAAGTCCCAGGCTCTCCATGCTGTACGTAGTGGGTCATATTGTTCTGTAAGATTATCTACTACGTGCATTTCGTTAAAGTCTGGATACACTATTGGACCTTTAGGTTGCAGTTGAAACTTACCGCCTTCACTAAATCTCCAATGCATTGCAGTTTCTGTAAATCTTTTTTTGTATCTTTCTATCTCTTCTTTTTCTAGAGATAAATTATCGTATACATCTATAAAATGAAAACTTGTATCTTTGTCGTCTTCTTGTCGTTTGTATATGTCTTGTGGTATATAATTGCTTGTTGCGTCTTCTACAATAAAACTCATAATCATTTTGCCAGACTTTCTTAATAGTCTAGCTAATATTTCATCATGCATGTTTTGTGGTGGACATTCGTCAAACCAGCAGAAATCAATACCAGATGCTTGTAGGTTTTGCGTTTTCATTTCAGCTGACTTAAATTCTAAGATTGTACCATCCCAAAATTTTACGAAGTCTAAACATCTGTTTTTACCCCAAGCTACTTTGCCACCACGTTTCTCTATACTTTCAATTGACGGTAGTAATCCTATATCATTAGGCGTATCAGTAGAAAAAAGGTGAACCTGACTAGACGTCCTTTGAATATCAAAAGAGGGACTAAATGCCCATATAATCCTATTGCCATATTTTGGCTTGTGTATTTCATACTGTGGATGCCATCCTATTACATTGTAAGCTGTAACAGCAGCACTACAATATGACTTACCGCTAGAATTATTACCGTGTACGTACACACTAAAGTTATTATCGTCAAGTATGGGTTTTTGTGCAGGGTATGGACGAAAGAAGAAAAGGTTGCCATACCAGTATAACAACTCTGCTTTAATATTTTTATCAAATTTTGCAAACTCTTCCTCTGTCATGTTATGTACTTTGTGCCACAAAGCTAACATTTTTTTGTCCTTATACCACCAGTCTCTTATCATATAATTGTTATAACTCCAAACAATAACGTTTGTATTATTATGTGTAATATGTTAATTCTACTAAACAGGTTGTTTGGCTGCAAGTCTCCTTGCCTTCGCCACAACCTATCTAGCAATAACTTAATTTGATGAATGTACATAAATTTCGTTTTTTCCTTTGTGCCCTTTGATATACTCTCAATTGGGCAGCTCTGATATTTTTCATACCTACCTCCCTGTTCTTGTAACTCATGAACTATGAGAGGCTTTTTATCCATGCCTTATGGAATGTTAATAACTATTTAACTTATCCCATGCTTTATCATGCATATTAATACATGCTTTATAACTTTGTTTCTGATATGCCCAGCACTCTACTTTATTTTCTGCATTACTACAGTCGGGTGCTTGTGGACACTCAGGCTTTACAAATTTTACTTTGCTACTCAATATCGAACAGCCACTAAGGCTTATCGAGATAATCGTTAGCATTATCAATTTTTTTAACTGCATCTTTTTTTGCTTGTAACTCCATTGTCTTTACCCAAACTTCATGTTTGGCAGACTTTAATTCTATATCTTTTTTATCCTGACCACGTTTACTCCACCAGCCAAATAAAAATTTAGATATAGATGGAACTATTTTTAGCAACCACCAAGGCATCTATCCCATCCTCTTCTTTGATTTTTTAATTTTATTTTTTAATGCTGGTGGCAATGTTTTTTGTTTTGCTGTTAGCATACCATTCTTCTTCTTTGGTCTCCCTTTTTTACTTCCGTATGTTCCTTTACCCATTGGCATAATTATATCCTCCGTTATGCTTTATTAGATTTTTTCTTTTTATGTCTTGCTGCAAAAGCTCTAGCTGCTTCTTTACTTCCAAATCCCCATGCTTTCAAAGCAAGTTTTAATCTCGTTGGTCTACCCTTAGAATCTTTGAGTGCACCTGCCATACCACCAAATCTAGCAGCAAAGCTAACACGTCTAGGGTTTGTACCAGATTTTACTGGTGCTTTTAGGTTAGAACCTTCTGCTCTAGCACTAGCTCTACCCTTAGCATTTAATCCACCTTTAGGATTTTTTCCCTCTTTTCTTTGCCACGCTGGTGTTTTTGCCATGCAATGTCTCCTTTTTCTTTACTACCTTGTTACTTTCTACCCATGCTGGTAAATATCTACCTTCTCGCATAAGATGTTTTGATTCTGCGTCCTTATGTACGTTTAATTTATTGGATTTTTTCTCCATATTCTTCCCACGCCTCGTCTTGTAGAGATTCTATTGCTTTATTTATATAATTTTGTGTTTGTTCTTGTCCAGTAGACGTTAAACTAGCACGTAACTGGTCTTTGAGTACAGTTAATTTTAATTTATAATACTGAATCACTAACCTATCGTCGTTTTGACTGGTCGCTTGTTTAATTTTTGCATCTAATTCTTGTAATGCTGTCTCATATCTTTGGAATATAGTAGAACTAAAGTCGCCATCTGCAAAAGATTTAACAGTATCCTCTACTTTTGACATAAATATCTTATATGTTTCAGAATTTTTACAGGAATCTAGTATATTCTTGACTGTTTTGTGGTCAATCTTCAGTTCTCTGCCCGTAGCTCGTAAAACCCAGCCATTTGAGTAACAACTTTCAAGGAATTTCCACATTTTCTTGTTATAATCTACTTCTTCAGGAAATAACTGGTTTAATTTATTGTTCATAACTTATTTGTGCCTCCCTTTTGCTTTCTCTGTTACGTCTCTCACGGTATTTACCAATATATTTTGATACACACCACTTATAGTCGTTTGGCATAACATTCTCTTCAAGTATGTAAAGACACGCATCATGTAAAATATCCTCGCAGTCAATCTTAGTTATACCATACTTTGCTCCGTTTAGCAAACAATAATCCTTTAGCTCTAGATATTGCATTTCTGTCATTAATAGTAAACCCCTTATACTAGTATAAATAGCCCAGAAAGCCATTTGTCAAGTTTTATTTATTATCTAGGTAAATACAGCACTATATGTGCTTTAGAATACCTTATACCAGTATTCTTTGGTAACTAATAACTACAATTGGGTGAGCATTGGGCGGCGTTGTAAGTGCCCGTAACTATTACATATTTATAATAACAATAAATACTTGCAGTTTTTATGAGGAGAGTTGGGAAATCAACCCATGTACTTTTATTAGGGGTGTGGGCGGTTGTGGCAACCTAGGGGGGGTCTACAAAAGGCAAAAAAAATTTACACAAAAACGGCAGACAAGGTTTATATATTCATTATAGAAATAATTATGCGGGAATATCCCGCAAATAATTAATTTCGTTTTGGTACTTGATATTATTGATATATCATTCATAATAATAGAGTGAATAAGTTAGTAGGAGAGAACATGAAAATAAACGATTACAAAACAGTAATTAAAGGTCTTGTCAAAGGCGACGACCTTTTCCAATCTAACTTTAAGAACCTAAGAGGTTTAATGGTTCAGGATTCAAAATTCCTAGGAGATAAAAAATATAATCTATCTCAAAAGACTAGGGATTGGAATCCAGCAACTTTGGACCTTGTTAAATCTTGGAATGTATCAGAAAGATATTACGATACAGTATCAAGAGCTTATCGTTCATCTACTAAGCTAGATAGCAATGGTAAGTTAAATAAAAAGGGAATGGCACTTTCGGCAAAGTCTATTCAAAATCTAGGACTTACCGAAGAGGCTAAAAAGTCAGGCTGGAAAGCTAAAGATTCTAGCCCAGCAAAGCCCAAAGCTAAAAAGGTTTTGTCTAATGATGAAAAATTAAGCCTTATTGGTTTACTTTTCTCAGACTTAACCAAAGATAAATTCAGACCTACAGAAGATAGACTGAATTTTCTTAGGGATAAAATCGAAAGTTATGAAATAGCTATTCAACATATCCCAGCAACTAAAACAGCCATAGCCGGCAAAAACTAAAAAATCAAAAACAAAATCTAACTTATTCACAACCCCCGCAAGGGGGTTTTTTTTTGTCTAATTTTGCGGGAAAAACCCGCAAATTAAAACTATAAAATCTTAACTTTTGTTATTATTAATATTTTGCAGAGGGTACTAGTGTTTACATGAGTAGCAACTGGTCACTTGACATACTAGTATATTAGTGTATACTTATATGTATATATTAGTTACTAGTAGATACTAGTTATTAGTATTTAATTATATTAGTAAGTATTAACTAGTAACTAGTTGCGGGATTCTCCCGCAAATACAAATGGAGGTGAGATACCATGAGTGAATTCTACGATACAATCTCCTATGGTGAGTTAGTCAAAGGCGACAAGCTAAAGACTACTCAGCTAAGAGAAGTTGGTGTCGAACAACCTATAACTTCTTATCTAATGGAATCACCTAAGCAGGGTAAAGGACTAAAGAAAACTGTCTTAGTTGATACCAAGGGTACTGAAGTAGGTTTCTTTGATGAGATGGGTTCTATCTATGCCAGTCATGTGATGGCAGTAGAACGAGATGGCGAGTGGTTGGCAGTCGTTGGTCAACCAGAGTAAGCGGGAATGTCCCGCAATACCTGTGTAGCTTAGACAGGATTAAGGCGTGAGATTAAAGTGACCTGTTCACGATGAGCTACACATACTAAATGGGTAAGTTCGGAGTTCAAGCCCACAACAAAATGAATTCTAGGTTTTGGTGGTTTTATTCCTCACAAAAATCACCACTATACTAAACAGGAGGTGAGTTCCTATGGGTAGATACTATAATGGTGATATCAATGGCAAGTTCTGGTTTGCAGTACAGAATAGTAATGATGCAAATCATTTCGGAGTCCGAGGTGTATACTTTTTGCAGAGTGATGGCAAAAAATTGTATGAAGAAGCCGAGTATTACGATGGCTTAGAGTATTACTTTGGAGAAGAACATCTGTCTGGTGTTATAACTAAACTCAATGACATAGCTGACCAACTAGGCTCTTACAAAGCTGAGTTAGACAAGTTTTTCAAAGAGAACAATGGTTACAATGACGAGATGATAGTAGAACAAACCAATATACCAGCAGAAGAAGTAGACAAGGCTCTAGTATTGTATGCTAGACACGACTTAGGTAAAGAGATTCGTGATTGTATTATACAATGCGGTCGCTGTGCTTTTGATGCTGAGTTATAAATAAGGAGGTGAGTAATGCAACCAGATAAGAAAGATGCTGAGTTACTAGAGAAGTGTGCCGACATGCTTCATGAATTGTATAATTATATACATATCGTAAGCACCACACATCACAAACGCATGAACCTAGATGAAAAGTTTGAGTCACTCAGAACAGACATCAAGTTAATAAAAAAACAACTAAAATAAGGAGGGAACTAACATGAGTAGACGTGTACAGGACCTAGGACTGAACGCTATTGACAATATTCTGTTTGACAGATTTGTTGCTGTGCAGTACGAAGGTGGCGATAACATGATGAGTCAAGAGGCACGAGAACGAGCTGGCTTAACTCGTGATGAGCACTTTACCATCATAAAAAGATATGGCGAGTTGGCAGAGAAATATCCAGCAGTCATTGAATACTATCAAAACAATGGATAGAAGGAGGACAGGCACATGAGTAGAAGTTATCCAATATGGAATATCATCAACTCTTGTGCCTATCAACAAGGTAACAAATCATACGGCGTAAAAGAAACCGGTGATGTCCTTGTAAAGGTAGGCACGAGTGCGAGTAACTCTCATCACTTTGTTAAGCATGTGGTAACACACCGCAAGCACGACAATGGCGACAGAGAGTATCGTTTTTATGTTGACAATGTATGTATTAAGCGTGCATTATTACGTAAAGATGCAAACGAACTAGAACAATTACCACCAGTATAGGAGGATACTATGGACGAAGAAACTACAGAATTGATACTAGAAGAAGAAGAAACTTCTTTTCTTATCAGAGGTACAACACCATTAACAAACCCATATAGTTTTAATTTTGGTACAGACTTGTACGAATACTTAGAACGCTGTTATCCAGAGTATGCAGAGTGTCATGTCAGGTGGCACTCATGCATATGTCTGTTGATGAAAAATAGAAAACTAGACCCGATACCCAGTCATGCAGTACATGTATGGTTACGAGATATCGGTGTAATACCACACCCCACAAGGGGTTTGCAAACCTACAGAGAGGAGGAAGATGATGGTAAGTAAAGAAAAAGTGTATTGGTTTGACCACAAACCAACTGATGATAATGATGGTTACATCTATGGTCTTCAGTATTTATGGAATGATGACGTTATGTATTGTAAATGGTACAAAACTGAAGAAGAGAGAGATACCGATTACGAACTCAGAGATGACATCAAGTCAAAGATACTAGAAGAAGAAATAAGTCGGTACTATCCCGAATACAAACAATTATTAAACAAATAAGCGGGAACTTCCCGCAAGGAGGTAAACATGGACAAAAATACAAAAACATATAAAGTATATCTCAGTAATATTCACTATTACGAAACCACTGTCGAAGCTAGTGATGAAGATGAAGCTTATCAGATAGCATCTGAGTTAACCTACGATGAAACAGGACCTGAAGTGTCGACTAATGGTTTTGAAGTAGACGAAATACAGGAGGACTAGTGATGAGTAAGATTAAAGAATGGGTAAAGCGAAACAAATTTGGTTTGGGTCTTATATTTTATCCACTAATTTTGTTACTGATTTGCAATGCTCTGGCGAATCTGTTATATTAAAAAAGTAAGGAGGTGCAACCATATGAGCGATATAGTTAGAGAGGCTTGGATAGAACATAGAGCCGAAGAACTTATGGAGAAGTCTAGTACATTGGACTTCAAGGATGCCATGATTCAAGCAGAAGAGGATTGGTATACACAAGAGTATAGTAAGATTCCTGACCAAGTTTTGGATGATGATGACTCTTGGCGTGAGTACGATATTGATGACAAGGAGGAACTATGAGTAAAAAATTCGTAATAAGAGCTAGTGAAGTTATAGAATACGTTGGGTTTTATGAAGCTGATAACATGGAGGAAGCAAAGAGTATGTTGTCTAGACAAGTATCAGAAGTAACTTGGAACGCCCATAAAGATGTTGAAGTAGAGTACAACGGATTCCAGTGGGATATCTGTGAGGAGGTGAAAGATGGAGAATAAACCAGCAACAGACTGGTCTATGTCTATTAGATTTACGGCTAACACAATAGAGAATGGTATAGAAAAAGATTATTATTCTTTTGGTGGTGAGGTGCTTGATGCTAGTACATTACAAGCAGTGAAAGAAGCTGTACTAAAAGCTATGAACAAACGAGAAAAAGAAAGGAGAAAGTAATGGGTAAAAAAATAAACGGAATGAGTGCGTCATTCTACAAGTTGATGTACTACCCACCCGAACAAAGTGAATGGGATAGTAAAGCAAGTAAAAGTTTTTTTGATTCCATGAAAGTAAAGGAGGTTGAAGTTGCAGAAACTAAACAAGCAAGGGACGGAACTGGTATTGCTAGCATTGCACGGAGTAAGAAAAAGACTATCAAAAGAAAAGTTTAATTCTTATTGCGAGTTGTCATATGATAGTGCCGATAGGTCTGACACTCCCGTTTCGGAAGAAACAAGAGAAGATTATTGGAACTGGTGGCAACGTGACCCAGTTGCATTTTTCTCTCACGTTAAAAATTTAAGGGAATACTTGTTGCTAGAAGTAACACAGTGGACAAGTGAATTCTAGTGGGAGAAATAATATTACTATTGATTATAATTATATTTATATTAGGAGGTGATTAGTATGGCGTATTATGATAACAAAAACTCTGAACGCAGAGAACAGTTAGAGAAAGAAAAGCAAGAAGGAATAACCATCTTAGCTATTATAAACTCTGCTATTGCTATGGAACAGCACGGTCTTAACATTAACAATGTAAAGCGTAATGTTGAAGAGTTGTTACAGTACAGAGATGAACTACTATACGGAAAAGAAGGAGAAGAGTAATGGATAACGCATATCTAAACTTGATGACTTTCTTATTGAAGAAAGATAAACGACAAGTGTTAGAACCAATAGTAAAGAAAATTAAATTAGACGCACCCTTTGATATAGTGTTGGATGAGTTGATGATGAGTAAGACTGATATAACTAAGGCGGACTTACTTGATTTTGTTAAGGGTAAACTTAACTCAACAGAGTTTAATTATCTCAAAGGTATGTCAGAACGAGTGACTACTGCTGTAGGGTACAGGTCTATCCATTACTTACAAACACTTACACAATTAAAAGAAGTAGGTGACGTACTTAAATCACGAGTGCGTCCAGAGAAGAAACTTGAAAGAATAAATGTAGCATCAGACGTTAGAGCTATAACAACACAAGCAGTAGCTAAACCTATAAGTGAATTTGTGTCGGATACTACTAATGATTTACTTAGTTTATTTTATTACGGAGTAAGTAGAGAAGAGTTAGCCGTATTGTGTGCGTTTAGTGGTAGAGGTAAGACTACCATACTGTTGTCACTAGTGCGTCAAGCAATACGAGATGGACTCAAAGTTTTATTTGTATCAGTACAAGATTTTTCTGAGGGTATGCTGAAAGAACGTATCGCTACGGCACATGAGTTTCCGGACTTTTATGCTGTGTGCTCGTCGTCGTTTGGTATACCAGAGCTAGAAGTAGAGGTAGATTCTTTGATGCCAGACGTAGTATTTCTAGATTACATGAGTGTACTAGACGCACCACAGAGCAAAGAGAAAAGATTTCAGTTGGAATACATATCTGAGAATCTTAAACGAGTAGCTCAGAATAAGAAGATAGCTATTATTACAGCTCATCAGTTAAATGCTGATGTAAACTTACCAAGTGAAAAAGAATTGTTAGAGGCTAAGGCGGGACTCCTAGCTCACACAGACTTAGTGCTTGGTATAGGTGGTGACATGTACGATACGGTGCGAAATGTTACTACAATTAAATCAAGAAGAGCAGCACCAGTAGATGTATTCAAAGTTGATATTGACTTTGCAAATCTAAACACATCTATTTTTTAGGAGAACATATGGAGTTTCGAGAATCGACACAACATAGTTACAATATGAATATCACAAATACAAAAGGACAGATGGCTCTACATGCTTTTGCAAAAGAGATATTACGTGTGCCAGGATGGGACGTAGCTTTCCCTGATTCACCCATATCAGTTGTAGATGCATTTGCCTACAGCAAAGATACAACACTACGTTTTCAAGTAAAATATGTGAGTTGTATTAAATGTCCTACGAGTGGTGGCACTAAAGTTAAAGTACCATTACGTAATACTTACAAATATAAAAGTAACAAAGATTTAACTTGTAAAGTATTATATTTTGAAAACAATATTGATTGCGTATATGCATTTATACCTGAGTTAGACAAAGGTATATTTGTTACTCCAAACATGGCTGTGCCTGGGCAGACTATGTTTCATGTACGTATATCTGCACCACCTAGATTAACTAAACGTACTCGTATGTGGTATCATCATACGGAGTTTCAACCGGAGGCACTAAATGGGAACAGTAATAGCAATGGCTCATTGTCCGTTTCATGAAGACAGGACACCGTCGTTAGCAATATATGAAAACTCATATCATTGTTTTGGATGTAAGAAGACAGGTAAGTTAGAACCGTGGATGACTGAGTTAGTTGATGGTGTTGATGTTAGGGACAAGTCACAGCCCAAACTAGATGTAAGTAAATACAGTTATGACTTAAGTGATAGTGTAAAAAAGTTTTTTGAGGATAGACAAATACCTGAGTATGCAACTATGAGTTATCTTGTAAAAGGTAGAGGAGATGTAGTAGTATTACCGTGTTATGATGTTGATATGAAATTAACAGGTCATCAAAAACGTAAAGTTGTTGGTAAATCTAAGAACAAGTACATAACAATACCAGTTGATGGTGTGTATCCAGATTACTCTTGGTGTCCACTACATGAACATGAACCACTAACAGAGAACATAGGACATACAGATAGGACAATAATATTAGTAGAATCTATTGTTGACGGTTTGTTTATGAACAGAGTAGGTTTTGATGCTATTGCTTTATTAGGCACTAATCCACGAGGCTCTCTTATACCGTTACTTGCATCACACGGATTGTCGTGTATTATATTTTTTGACCCTGATGCAATAGTGGTGGCTTCTTATCTTAATGATAAGTTAAATGCTCATGGTATAAACAGTGTTATATTAGATTCGGATGTAAAACCTTATGAATGTAATCGTGGTACTATACATAGGACAATATGCAAACTAAGGGAGGAGTTAAAAGATGATATCTAAATTTATTGATGATGTAACAGCCCAGATTATGACTGGTTTGGAGTATGATAAACGAGGTTCTTCTATTAAATATAAATTAGAAGAACACATTGTTAGGAGAATATTACAACGTAATTTAGATGCGTTATTTAAGGAGTTAGAATTACATAAGGAAGTGACAGATGACATACAAGGAACGCAAACAGAAGCACCCCAACCATCCAGATAATTGTTTGAAATGTGGGTTGTTCGAGAATTGTAAAAGTTATAAACTAAAATATAAAAAAGTACAAACTGGTAGTAAGACTGTATTGTTTGTGGTAGACACTCCATCACAGTTATACGACCATACAGGTTCTATGAAAAATAGTAAACTGTTAAACACATTAGAATTACTATCAAAAGATTGGCTACAAGAATTTAATGTATATGTTACTCATGCTGTAAAGTGTCGACAAGCAGAGGGTACTATAAAAATAGCAGCAATACGTCAATGCAATATTTATTTAATAGATGATATTAGTAAAATAAAACCTGATGTTGTAATAACATTGGGCGACACGGCAAAGAAAGCAATACAGGAATCTTGCGGGAGTTTCCCGCAAAATATCCAGGTACATAATGCTCCGTCAATAGTTGTTGATAATCAGGCAACCGTTACGGAGGTGTTGAACAGAGTGTGGCATGAGTTACACAAAGTGCTTTTACCGATACCTTTAACTACAAATTTGTCGAGGGTATTGTTGCATGCAGCTAAAACAAAGTTAATAGCGTTAGACTTTGAGTGGAATCCTGATACAGGTATAGCCCACTCAGTAGGATTAGCGGCAGGTAAGGTAGCAGGTGGTTTTGTATTAGATAGTCACACTGAGAAGGCAATAGAGAATATACTAGTTGATGAATCTATGACTGTTGTTGGGCACAACATAGCGGAAGATGTCCGACGAGTTATTGATAAATTAGGTGCACGTATTCGTTGTCAGTTCATAGACACGCTGTTATTAAAACGACAGTTAGTGTTTAATCTACGGCAAGGTGGTCTCAAATACTTTGCGGAGCGTTATCTACTGTTAGAAGAGTATTGGAAAGATATAACTGTGGATGATTTCAGTGCACCATCCCCCAAGCTATTAAAATATACTGGTGGTGATGCGTGGGCTACCTTATCTTTGTATAATAAATTTAAGCAAGACTTTAAGAATGAGTGGAAACATATGGAAAATGCTCGTGCCATTGATATGGATATGATTTTACCAGTGGCTTACATGGTACATGGTGGTATTAAAATAGACAAACAAAAATTAAAAAAACAATTAACATCATTAAAATTAAAAGAGAACAAGTTGTTAAGTGAGTTTGAAACAAAACACAAAATCAACCCCGCAAGTCCTTTACAAGTATTAGAGTTTCTTAAAAAACGTAAACATAAAATTAAAAGCACAGGTATAGATGCACTTAGTAAATTGAATGATGAAGTTGTAGATAAGTTAATTGAGTATAGAAAAATTAGTAAACTAACTACAACATACTTAGATAAGTTAGCAGACATGGCTGATGATAAAGATTTAATACACTGTAATTTACACTTAGCAAATACAATAACGGGTCGTATGAGTTCGAGCAACCCTAACATGCAAAATATTCCACCTGATGTACGACCCATTTTTGCTAGTGTGTTTGGGCAAGACGGTAATTTAGTAACAGTGGATGCTAGTCAAAGTGAGCTACGTTGTTTAGCATACCTAAGTAAAAGTAAATATTTAATTGACTCATACAATGAAGGTACTGACATGCATAGCTTGGTATCTAAGTTAGCAGGTATAAGTAGAAAAAATGCTAAAGTTCTAAACTTTGCATTTGTATATGGTTCATCAGAGTTTGGATTAAAGAATCAATTAGTTAAAGCAGGTGTCGAAATGTCTAAGGCGGATACGGTAGTAGGAAGTTTTATTGATACTATGGACAAGTTAGGTATACGTGAGTATCAGCAGAAGCTACTTGACAAGGCAAAGAAATTGAATTATATTTATTCTCCATATGGTCGTGTTGGTACTAGACTTAATCCTACTCAAGTAGTAAATTTTCCTATTCAATCGTTTAGTGCTGACTTAAATAAGATGAGAATTATTTATGTATTTAATAGACTTCGAGAGGAGAAACTTATATCACGTATATGGTTAGAGTTTCATGATGCTATGGAGTTAGACATATATAAACCAGAACAAAAACAAGTTTATGATATTATAAACGAATTAGATTTAACAATACCCGATGTATTAAACAAAGGTATTGAAATACAACTGCCTTTGGATGTCAAAGAGAATGGCGTCAACTGGCAATAGGAGGGCAATATGCCAAATTCATACACACCAAGAGCTGGGCGTGTAGCACGAGGAGCAAGTCTGAATAATGATTCAGGTGGTAGTGCTCCTGCACAGCAGTCATCAAACAATGATGGTAAAGCTAAACTAATACCATGTGGTGGTGGTTGGAAGACTAACTGGGGATACTCATGCCAGATACAGATAAATGGTAGAGCATACAAAGTTATGGCTTTTTGGAATAACAAACCAAAAGGGTCTAATCCACCTGCAATCAACTTTACTATTAGAGAGACTGATGTAGCTGGTGAAGACATACCGGTAAGAGAGGGTGACTGATGAGTCAAACAACCAAGCAAATTCTAACTAATCCAGAAAGTTTTATTGACAATCTTAACGATTGCACAGAGCAGATTTTGGATATAGAGTTTGATGCAAGGTTTGAAGAATGGAAAGCTAGAGGTAGTGACAAACAAGTTCGTGCCTCTAGTTTAGGTACATGTATACGTCAAGCATACTATTCATTTAATGAACAAGCAGAGCGTACACCTGTATCAGACCCGTTAGCTAGAAGACGTATGTACATGGGTTTTATTAATGAAGAAATTATGGGGAAGATTATTAACTTGATGCCAGGGCATACTCATGGGCTTGATAGTGAAGAACAAAATAAGTTTCCTATACATGTAGACTTAATGAACGATGAAGACATTCACTGTGCTGCGACCACTGATTTTGTAAAAGAATATGAAGACAAAGATGGTGGTAAATATTATATACCTATAGAATTAAAATCAACTGATGTGTACAAATGGAAAGAATTTACTTATTGGAAATATCATTTGAAACAATTATTACTATGGGTGTATATAGCAAAACAGAATGGGTTAAATGTACCTTATGCAATGCTAGTGTATACAAGACGTAGCACTATGGATATGAAATTTTGTGTTATATCTGTAGATACATTGTATTCAAAGATGGGTAAAGTAGTAGAGAGTTACGAACATTGGTTTCCATTTATGGATGATTTAGTTAATAGACTGAAGTGGTCTATACGTAATAAGCAAGTACCAGCTATGCCTACCGATGTTCCACAATATATATGTAAGACTTGTCCGCATTTAGGCAAGTGTATGAATAATGTAGATTAAGATGGTAAATAGAAGATATCAAGCAGGATATAGATTTGAAAAACGGGTGACAAAAGATGTGTCTGGTTTGTTAGATTATGTGAACGACTTACTATATTATTCGATTGAATCTAGAGGTAGCAAAGGTAAAGCTGACATAGTGTTTGGTTTGTATAACAAGCGTAGCGGGGTTCGCACCTGGTTTGGGATACAATGTAAAAAAGGTTTTATTTCAAAACCAGAAGTAATGAGGTGCACTACGGCGGCTAGACAGGAAAACGGTATGTTTTTATTCTTTGCTACTCTAGACAAAACTAAAAAAGAATTGGTGTATACACCAGATATATTAGAATGGATTGATTTATGGATGACAAACAGTATTTCTTAGAAGCACTAAAACGTTTAGGAGTTATATGTCTGTTATTAAAAGACAAGTTTGGTGCTGGTTTATTAACTGGTAGTTTATTTATGGATAGCCGTATTAGTTTATTATCTAAGCTGTTATCAATGGTATCTACTAATTGGGAAGAATTAAATTTAGATAGATTTTTACCAGAAGACTTAGACGCTAATGAGTTGATAGGTTATATAACTGAGTTGCGTGCTGAGTATGTAAACAAAGAAACTTATATACATATGTCATACAAAAATGTAAAGAAAAACGATAGTATTTTATTTTATGAGTTACCTGAGATACTAAACTATGAACGTGTAAACAAAGAAAAGACCAGAGTGTATTATAATTTAATACCTGATAGGATTATTTATGTGTTACAAAGAATTAAAATACCTAAGATATTTGTAACAAAATGTTATTTGTATACGACAACCGATGACTGGGCAACTATAGATACTTTATTACAAAGGAGTTACGAAACGTATGGAGATTAGATACAAAAAAGTTTTAGCTAGATTGTCTGATGTTTTTTTAATTGATGATTACTTTACTCTAGATACTAGTACAGAATTAGAACAATCACTTATAAAGTTTTATGTTGATTTATCTACTGTTGGAGTGCGTGATAAAACTATAGGTAGTTTAATTGCGTTACTTGCAGCTGGTCATGCAAAGATATGGTTTGTTGATGGTTACCATGAAAATGTTTTCTATCGTTGTCAGACATTAATTGCAACATTACTACGTCAGATTTTAGGCGAGCAATTGACAAAAAGCCTATTAGCAAGTAGTATTATATATAGAAGGATTGAGAGTAAATTGCAATTACAAAATACATACAATCAATTAACCCAAGAAGGTGAACAGAACAACGAGGTTGTTGTTAATTTATCACTTATTTCTTGGAAGAAATATATACAAACAGCATACCCTGATATGTACAACAAAAAATATCAGGAGTATGAAACAGAGTATGACGAAATACTCAATTAGTACCAACATGCTAGAGGCTGGGTCTAACTTATTCACAATCTCACTTCCTTGTCTCAGTCTCTAGTTTTTCTTGATTGAAAATCACAATTCATTTTTTGTATATCAACCCATCTATCGAAAGCGTTAGCACGTTTTTCAGCTATAAGATTAGCTTCACGCTGTGCATCAGCTAGTTTTTCTAATGACCTAGCTATAGTTCTAGCTACTTCAGATGTACCATTACCGTTTTGTTGTTTCATAACAAGCCAAACAATAACGACTAGAGCCGGAGCTTGTGATAACATTGCTATTAATTCTGTTTCCATTATTTACCTAGTGGATTATTAAATCCAGACCTAAACTCATTTAATTTAGCTTCTAATACTTCTAATTTTTTATCTAATAAATTAACTTGTTGTTGTAATTTTTCTACGTTGTCACTACCTACAGCTTGTGATACTGCATTTAGTCTAGTATTAAACTCACCCCAAGCGTAGAACCCGCCACCTATAGCAGATACAACACCAATTATCATTGCATACTTTTGTAATTTATCTAGCATATTGTCTCCTTAAAACTTGTAGTTCTTTTTCTTTTTGTATTCTAATTAATGTAGCTTTTTGTAGTTGTTCTTGATAGTCACGTACAGGGTCATTTAAACTAATCGCCGCAAACCTGTTATCATTTTGATATATCTCACCACCATCTAGCATACGTAAGTCTTCGTATACGTTACCTTCGTACAACTGTCTCTTATCTGTATATTGTTTATAGTAACTAGATATATCTACCTGTTGTTTTTCCATAGTTTCTGCTACGATTATATTAGTTACAGCTAGTTGTTTATCTATAGCTTTTATTTTAACTGCTACTTGTGCTTGTATATCTTGTACATCTACTGCTACTTGTTCGTTACTAGAAGGCTCACTTGTAGGTTCTTCTTGCACTGTTGCTACGGTAGTAGTTTCAGACTGCTCAGGTTGTTCTTCCATAGGTTCTTCTGTTATTGCAGTAGTTTCTGTAGGAGTTTCTTCTGTAACTTCTGGTTCTTCTTCAACAATCTCTGGTCCACCAAATGCTTGTAGTATTTCTACCTCTTCAAACTCTTCTTCTAATGTAGTAACTATTTCTTCAAATATTATTTCTTCTTCTAATTGTACTATACCAAATTCTTCTAGTGCAATAGGTATAGGAATAAACTCTTCTATCGGCACTGGTTCTATAAAAGATTGTTCCCATTCTTCAAATTGTTCTATAACTTCTTCTATCAATTCTATAGTTTCTTCTTCTATGACAGTATCATCATAGGTCATTGTTAGTTTTGCACCAAGAAGATTAGGTCCACCCATATTTACAAAGCTACCTTCATCTACTCCTTCCCATTCCCAATAGAACTGGTTACTACCTGTGCCTGTATAGCTAACAGAATCTTCATACTTAAAAGCATTTGCACCATACCCAGCATCATTGTTTCTAGTTTGATTTGTTATAGCCAGAGTATTACCTTCATCATCTAGTATCTTAACTGTAGTTGTGTAGGTATCACGTCCTTGCCTAGCTTGACCACACTGCCAAGCAGACCCCTGCCACTCACAGTTTTGCACTATGGTAGTAGAGTCAAGTGTAATACCATTATTTAATTGTTGCTGTGTAGCATGGTCTGTTAGGTTACCAGTGTAATTAATACTACCTGTGCCAGTAGTTTCTAATTCTTGTCCCCAATCTCTAACAGTACCAACTACATTAAAACCATTTGTAGATACACTAGGTATTGTGTTGTCTACGCTTTGATAACTGCTTGAGTTGTTCGTACCATTGGGTAATAGGTTTCCTGTCGTAAGTTCTTCTGCACTTACTGCCCACGCTATCAAGAATGCAATTAACAATAAGTAACCACATTTAATCATCGTCTCCATATAAATCATACTCCGTGTCTATAGGTACAAACTCTGTTTTGTTGTCTATAGCTGCTCTTCTTTTTAATTTTTGTACATATTTGTCATAGTCTGGTCTTTCTATATCATACTTCTTCCACTGTGCTTCTGCCTCTGCACCTATTTTACCTTCAAATGGACAAGGTGTGCCAGCGTTTTCCATAGCAGAAAAAACTCTATCATCTTGGCATAGTATAGCTATACTAGCTACACGCATATTAAAATCATACAATAGTTTACTTAGTTTCATTCTTTCGCAGTTTTCGTCAGTTATAAATGTACCTCCAGCTACACCAAATCCGGTTACTTGTACACCACCACTTACTCCTACTACACATAAGTCTTGAGAGTAACTACTCATACTAGGTGCTATTGCAGAACTTACTGGTATTGCTTGACTCTCTGTGTTGTT